ACCTCACCGATACCACCGTCGCGGAGTTCACCCTTCACACCATCGGCGATACCGTCAACGATGACCTTGGCGGCCTCTTTGCCGGGACTGGACCGCTTAACCGAGGTGGTGACCTCGTCGCCGATAGTCTTGCCTATGTCGCCCTTGCGGATCTCATCTTTCGCCGATTTGGTGACAGCTTCACCGGCAGTTTTTCCGGCCTTCTCGGCGGCGCGCCGGTCGACTTGCGGCTCGATGACAACGGGGACATCCTTCGGGAGCTGCTTCTCTATCGCCTCAGTGACGCCCTGCAGTGACGGAATGATCTGCAGGACAGCTGTCCCGATTGTTGTCAAACACTCACCCCTCTTTCTAAACGCCGAAACCCCCAGTGTTGCTGAGGGTTTCGTGGTTGATGATGCGGCTATGCGGCTATGGCGCTCTGTCTAGATCGAATCTCTTATGGCACGGCGCGCAGCGTGGGCTGTAGTGCGCGGGACTCAGGCTGTATGGGATGGGGGTTTGCGTCCCCGGCGTGTCCATCAGCTCATCAGGATCGGTGTAGTTGTAGCTCCAGTGACAGGCAGGGTCGCCACAGTCCACGCACTGGTGATACTTGGCCGGCCCCCGGTCGTTTCTGCATCGCCAATGAGCCGCGCCGTATCCCGAATCCCCAGCACGATGCGCGGTCTTGTCGCCACACCTGTTGGCATCACCGGATTGGTTGAGGTTACCGGCTTTTACCAATCGTTCCCGACCGCAGTCACAGACACAACGCCATGTAGGACCGATGAACTCGACTACCGTCAGTGTGCCGAACCTCTTACCACGAAGGTCTACCCGATATGGCGCGTGCTCTGGTGTCGGTGTGCCGTGTCGCCAGTTCTTCATGTAGTGGCCGCCGCAGTAGTCCAGGTGTTTGACCAGCTTGCCGCACCCATCTACTACGCAGATACGCTCATCCATAGCCACTCCTTCACAGTGGTTAGGCCCCGGTTGAAGCGTTGACGCGCTTTCGGTCGGGGCCGTCCTTTCAAATCTACCCGCCGGTGCTGATACGTTTGGAGCGTCTATCAGCCTGCCGTTTCAGGTAGATCGCCTTCAGTTCTGCTTTCGCCCGCGCTGTCTGTTTGGCTGTTTGTTCCGCCCGCGCCGGATGGTCGATCACTTCGGGTGTTTTGTCGGGATCGGAGTGCACTTTCACCAGCAGCGCCCACAAGTCGGCGAGCAGGTTGTCGGTTCGACTCCAAGGTGGTTGACCGTCGTTGATGGCGGTCACCAGCGCGGATCGCGCCGGTAGGTGCCGGACCAGGACACCGAGGCGGCGCAGCGAAAGCCCGCCGCGGTACAGGTCGAGCAGATCAACCCGGTAGTAGTGGGCGAGGTCAGCCTCTATAGCGTCGCCGTACTCGTAGAGCAGGTGTAAGAGGCTGTCTAGTTTCCCAGTGGCTCCAGGATTTTCGTCCCGATGGCCCGGTAATCACCCCATGTGGGATGACGGTCCAATAGTTCCAGCCATTTATCCGGGCTGAGTAGTTCCCGCGTGCCCATCAGTTCGGCTTTCAACCCGTCGTCTTCGATCGGCGACAAATCGTCGTTGAGCCCTTTGAACCGCAGGATGGACCGTAGCGGCACATTGTCGCCGGTCGGTATCTGCAGGTCCAGCCCGCAAATCGTGATGGTGGTGTACCCGTCGGCTTCAGCTTGACGAGCCGCAGCGGACTTATCGCGCTCATCATCCGGTTCGGGGGCTTTGATCGGCGATACGGTCATGTCAGGCAACAGTCACGGTCCCGCCGGTGCCGGCCGCCGACACTGTTTCCACAGCCGGCGTGAACACCGCGGTAAACGGACCGGAACCAGAGCCGGTGACCGTGACCCCGCCGGACCCGACACCGGTCAATGCCTGCAAAGCGGTCTGAAGACCCGCCGACGTCAATGTCGTGATCGATGTGGTGGTTTCACCGTCCACGGTCACCGTGTAGGCGGTGACACCGGCCCCGAGGGTGAAGACCTTGGTCACTGACGTGACGACGGTGAACACATCCCCGGCCGCATCCGCAGAATGGTGCACCGTCAGCTCAGCGAACGACAAGTCACCGTCCACGATGCCGCCGTGACCTTTCAGCTCAACCAGCGCTGGTCGTGTCTGCACCCACACAGTCGTGCGGTTCTCATCAACGAACCGATACAGCAGATATGCCTGAACATCCTTCGGGATGCCGATCTTGTTCGATGCCGACCCGGGCAACACAAACTTGCGGGTAACCGAATTCCATTCCAGTGCGGTGAACCCGGACTTCAGTTTGCCTTTACGGAATTTCACCCGGAACACGGGATGCCCGAAAGCGTCGAACTCCTTGACCTCACCAGACGGATCGAGCGGGATGCCTTTCCTGTCGTCGATGAGGCCGACTTCCTCCCAACCGAGCGCCTCTAGGTCTTCGTCGGATTCGGTGGGGATGAAGTCATCGATGTCGGTCACCGCGGATTTCAGCACGAACCACACTTCCGCCTGGTCAGGGATCAGTGTGACGTCAGGATTCACTGCCATTGTTCCATCCTTTTGTTGTGTGCGTTATGCGCTGATCTGTGTGCGGACCCGGGTCAGCACGGTGAACGACACGAGGTCGCCGCCGTTTTTGGAGTCGCGCGCTTCGAGGAACCCGGTGCCGGGCAGGATCGCGGCGACACCCGGTATCCGCGCGGTCAGTAACCGCGACATCGCCGCGTAGGCGTATTCAGGTTTTCTACCGGATGTCCACGAGGTGACCCGTATTGTCGGATCGGTTGCGGCGGGCCACATGTCGAGGGTTGATCCGTCGTCGGCGACCACCAGCACCGGCGTAGAACCCACCGCCCAGGTGGCGGGCAGTTCGAGGCGCACCGAGAGCTCCGGGAACCGGGCTGCCAGGTCGGTTTTCAGCCAGTCTTTGACCAGTCGGGCGACGTCGACGGGTTCGCGGGTCACTTCGCGGCCTTCCGCGGTTTACGTGTTTTCGGTGTGCGCCGTTCACGCGGCGCACGTACCCGCACCTCCAGACCGGCCGCGGATGCCGCCCGGGTCAGCACACCGTCTTTGGCTTGCAGTTCGGCGGGGACACTCACCAAAGCTTTGGCGCGGTCGGTGATTTTCAGTTCCACCGTCGCATCCGGGCCTGCCTGCGCGCCGATCTGCTCGGCGAGCGCCGCGATCTCGTCGGCGACAAGGGTTTTGAGCACTTCGGCGCCGCCCTCAATGTTCAGGGTGAACGTCATCCTTGACCCCGTGTGCACAACACCTCGAGGCCGCCGCGGGGTGTCCACGGTGACCGCCAGTCGTTGACGATGATGCGGAAACGTTGCCCGCGCACGGTCAGTTCGTCGGCGTTGACGAGGTCGGTGCCGCGGGGGAAATAGACGGTGTAGGCGATGTCCTCGCCTTCGCGGGCGCGTGCCAGCCGCTCCGAACCCGCCCCCGGCGCCACCGCGATAGCGGTGAGGGTGCCTGAGCCGCCCAGCGTGACCGGCAACGTGGCGGGTAGAACAACTCCCCCGGATTCGGTGGTTAATTGCCCGTTTTCGTCGCGGCCGCCGCCACGGTGCCGGATCACTTCCTCGGTCATAGCAGCATCGCAGCGAGGGTCTGCTTGTACCGGCCCAAAATCGCCCGATCGGATTTCGACAGCCACACCCGGCCGGACTGGCTGTTGAATGACATGCTGAACGGGCCGATCGTTTCGCTGGTCGGGCTGCCCGCCGGGGTTTCGACCGCCGCGGCGACCATCCCCGCCGCGACCCCGGCCACATCCACCGGGATCCCGCTACCTGCGATGTAATCGATCAGGACGTATCCGCAGGGCAGGCGGTAGATGGTGTTGCCGCGCATCACCCAGTCGGTGATTTCCTGCACATCACCGGTCGCCATGTTCAACGTCTGGATGGTGGTCACCGAATCTACCGTCACGGACGGTAATTGCACCTGTCCGCAGCGCACCACCCGGCCGCAGGTGTGTGGGCCGGGGGTGAACCGTCGACCCGTGTACGCCTCGATATGCGCCGATGCCAACGGGATCAACGCAGCGGCCCTGGCTTGT